AAATGCCCTTGATGTGGTTTATACAACTATCACAGCTGTAGATGCTTTTAGGCTGGCACAAAATGCACAGATCAGCACAGTAGCGGGCACCTCAGCGGGTCAGCTTAGCGGTGCAAGAATTAACGCTCTACTAGATGCTATTGATTGGCCAGCCTCTATGCGTGACGTAGATGCAGGTTTAACTACTATGCAGGCAGACCCAGGCACAGCCCGCACAAGCCTTGCAGCTATGCAGACCGTGGAGACTAGCGAGTACGGCGCCTTGTATGTAGATGCCGCTGGCTCGTTCGTCTTTCAAGATCGTAGCGTTACGGCTGGCAGTACAGGGGCTACGCCTACAGTATTTAACGATGACGGGACAGATATTAGTTATTTTGATGCGGTGTGGCGCCTTGACGATACCCTAGTTTACAACTCAGCCAGCATTACCCGCACAGGGGGAACAGCACAAACGGCCATTAACCAGCCCAGCATAGATAAATACTTTATTCATAGCTACAACCAGCAAAACCTGCTAATGCAAACCGATGCCGTGGCCTTGGACTATGCACAAGCATACGTAGCATCTAGAGCTGAGACCTCTATACGATGCGATGCTATTCAGCTAGACCTATACACAGATAATTACACAGCTGGCACGGTTGCAGCGCTAGGCCTGGATTACTTTGATCCTGTAACTATTACAACTAACCAGCCAGGTGGGTCAACGCTAACTAAGACTTTGCAGGTGTTTGGCGTAGCTCAGAGCATCACGCCTAACAGCTGGAAAACAACACTTACCACTTTAGAGCCAATTATTGACGGCTTTATATTAGACTCAGCAATATACGGCCTGCTTGACAGCGGCGTATTAAGTTATTAAGGAGCAATAAAATGGCAGCTGGACTAGGTTTTAAGACCTTTACTACTGGCGAGGTACTTACGGCAGCTGACACTAACGGCTACCTAATGCAAGGCGTGTTGGTGTTTGCCTCAGCGGCAGCTCGTAACGCAGCTATTACCTCACCACAAGAGGGGCAGTTTGCATACACTAAAGATACTAACGGCCTTTGGTATTATGACGGCGCGGCGTGGGTAGCCTCAGGGGCAACAGGTGATATTGAAGGCGTAACGGTAACTAGCCCAATTACAGGCGGTGGCACAAGCGGTACCGTGAATATTGCCTTTGATGCTAAAGCAGGTACAACACTAGGTTTTAATGCACAAACAGGCACTACTTATACGCTTGTAGCTGCCGATGCTTCTAACAAGCTAGTAACTACATCTAACGCCTCAGCCGTCACGGTAACCGTACCGCCTAGCGTCTTTGCGGCGGGTGAGCAAATTAACTTACAGAGCATAGGCGTAGGCCTTACATCCTTTGCGCAAGGCGCAGGCGTAACAATTACCTCAACAGGTGCAACTGCTACAGCCCCAGTATTACGCGCTCGTTATTCCGCTGCCACAATTATCTGCACAGCTAGCAATACGTTTACAATTATTGGTGATCTCAGCTAATGAGTCCAATTCTAGGAATTATTGCCAGTAGCAATTTTCAGAGAGTGACTAGCTCTTATGAGTCTATTGCTACTGTAACTGTTGGCTCAGGTGGCTCATCATCTATCAGTTTTAGCAGTATTCCTGCTACCTACACACATTTGCAGATTAGATTTTTAGCACAAGGCGGAGCAGTTGGTCTTAATTGTCGGATGAACGGCAATACAAGTGCAGATTATACAAGCCATTTTGTGTATGGCGATGGTTCTAGCGTAACTGCACAAGGCACTACAGGCGAAACATTTATTCCTTGTGGGCGCCTTCCTACTTCTAGTTATTTTGGTGCTGGAGTTATTGACATTTTAGACTATAAAGACACCAATAAATATAAAACTTTACGCAGTTTGGCAGGTAATGACCAAAACGGCTCAGGTTCTATGTGGTTATTTTCTGGTCTTTATCAATATACAACAGCAGTAAGTTCTTTAACTTTCTTTTCCACTACTGGCAATCTTGCGCAGTACTCATCCTTCGCCCTATACGGAATTAAGGGAGCATAACAATGGCCGCTGGATCTACATACACTTCCATAGCAACTACTACTCTAGGCTCTGCTGCATCCTCAGTTACTTTTTCTAGCATCTCAGGGGCTTATACGGATTTAGTAGTAGTTTGTAATGCAGGAACAACAGCATCAGGAGGTTATGTACTTGCTATGCAATTAAATGGTGATACTGGAAATAATTATTCTGGCACAAGATTAAGTGGTAATGGTTCTGCGGCTGCTTCTTATAGGGCATCAAACCTAAATTATTATTTCGCTGGACTTGGTATGCCAAACACATTGACAACAAATGTTATTTTTCATTTAATGAATTATTCCAACACAACAACTTACAAAACGGCTTTAATAAGGATGAATGATGCTGGCGTAGGAACTGCTGCTATGGCTTGTTTATGGCGTAATACAGCAGCAATAACAAGTATTAACTTATCCGCAGAAGTTGGCGGCACTACCTTGCTTGCTGGCTCAACCTTTACACTCTATGGAATCGCGGCTGCATAATGCCTAATACATATACTTTAATTGCATCTAATACTGTTGGTAGTGGTGGTACATCTGCAATTACCTTCAGCAGCATCCCTAGCACTTACACGGATTTATTGATAAAAGTAACTGCAAGAGGAACCGATACAAGCACTAATGGTTGGAATCAAGGTGGGATTACTTTTAACTCATCCTCTAGTGGTTACTCATCTACGGTATTAGTCGGTAGAGGTGATTTATCACCTGTTGCATTTACTGGCGGCACTAGCGAAATAGGTTACGCTTTTTACATAAGCAATTCTGTAACTACTGCTAACACTTTTGGCAGCGCAGATATCTATATCCCTAACTACGCTAGTGCCAATTACAAAAGCGTGAGCAGCGACTTTACTGAAGAGAATAACGCAGCGCGGGCCATTATGGGATTTAATGCTGGCCTTTGGTCGAACACGGCTGCTATTACATCTTTAACTTTAACGCCTTCAACTGGCACTTTGGTTCAATACTCAACGGCTTACCTCTACGGCATATCGAAAACATAGGAGACATAATGACAACTGCAATAGAAATTAACTGCGCTACAGGCGAAGTAATTGAGCGCGAGCTAACTGCCGATGAATTGGCACAGCGTGAAGCCGATGCTAAGGCCTATGCGGATCAGAAGGCAGCCGATGACAAAGCCGCAGCTGACAAAGCCGCAGCGCGCCTGGCCGTTTATGCAAAGCTCGGACTAACTGCCGATGAAATCGCTGCCCTTGCAGACTAGCTACAACGGCTGGCCAGCATCTAAGGATCAGGCTGAGATAGGCGTAAAGCCTTTTAAGGTTGAGGGCACAAGCCTTAAAATCCGCTGCGCTGAAAAGGTAGCGCCGTTGCTTATTAACTTTGCTAAAGAGTTTAACGAGCTAATAGAGCCAATAGAGGGCGGCACCTTTGACGATTGGGGCTACGCCTACAGAGACGTAAGAGGTGTGGTAGGCAAACTAAGTAACCACGCCAGCGGCACAGCTATAGACCTGAACGCAACTAAACACCCTTTAGGCAAGGTAGGCACGTTTGATGCAGCTAAGGTACCGATGATTAGAGCCCTGGCTAAAAAGTACGGACTAACCTGGGGCGGGGATTGGACTAGAAAAGATGAGATGCACTTTGAGATAGCACTAGGCCCTGAAAAGGTCACGGCTTTAATTACTAAGTTAGGAATAGAAAATGCCAACTAGCGCACAAGTAACAGTAACTACTACAGCTACATTATTAGTAGCGGCTAACATTATGGACCAAACCGTGTGGCTACATAATCAAGGAGGCGGCGCTGTGTATTTAGGCGATGCTAATGTGACTACATCTAACGGTTACAAGCTTGATAATGGCGATAAAATGCAGCTGCCCGTGGGTGATAACGAAGGCCTCTACGGTATTACGGCATCATCAAGCCATATTGTAGCTGTGTTAAAACAAGTCAACTAAGGGGCATTTAAGGAGCAATACAATGCAAGAGCAACTAAAGGCTGCGGCCTTGTCCTACCTACGTGCAGCTCTATCGTGCGTGGGTGCGCTGTATCTCAGCGGAATATCAGACCCTAAAATCCTGGCTAATGCTTTTCTTGCTGGGCTAATTGGGCCAGTACTTAAAGCTGTAGCACCTAATGAAAAGCAACTCGGGATAGGCGCTAAGTAAGTGTCGCAGGCCCAGGCATACATAGCGGTAGCGTTGGGGATCGCTTCGCTTTCAGGGCTTATGGCTGGGCTTGTGCGGCACCTTGTTAAGTACTACCTATCTGAGTTACGCGATGACGGCAACGGCGGGCATAACCTTAAAGGTAGGGTTGAGCGTATAGAGATACGCGTAGATAAAATCTATGAGCTGTTGCTAGAGGACAGACTCAGTAAGTAGGGCGTGTCGCGTTGGCTTTTGTCGGTGTGTAGGTTCATACTTTAACTACACACGCCGAGAGGGCTACTCGGATAAGTAGCTTATCGGCCTTAACAAAGGGCGAAAGATGAACAGTTTAGATCTAATAGTGGTGGGTATGGTTTGCCTGTTTATGGGCTTATTTATCTATGCAGCTTATGAAATGGGTTACAAAGTAGGCCTAGGTGAAGGTTACCTACGTGGCCGTAATATAGCTAAGGCGCTAAAAGAAGCTGAGGCCAAGCGATGAGTAATTTCTTAGAAGGATACGAGGATGTCAACGCCCGCATTATTAGGGCACGTGCAGAATATCCGACCCTACGCCTTGTTGCTTATATCGAGGATATAGACATAACAAAAGGTTATATTCTAGTTAAGGCTGAGGCCTATAAAGAATATGAAGATCATCTACCAAGCGCCGTTGATTATGCTTTTGAGATGCGTTCAGATCGTGGAGTTAATTTGCATTTTTGGGTAGAAAACGCAGTAACAAGCGCCTACGGGCGCGTTATCGGTTTGCTAACACCTGGCGGTATTGCTCGCAGCACTAAGCAGGATATGGAAAAGGTAGAGGCGCTTAGCACTAAGGACGTAGCACCTGTTAGCGATGATCTATGGGCTACTACACCTGTAGCACAGACCATAGAGGCAGTTAAAAACGAGCTAGGTGGCATCTACTTACAAGGCAAACCTGAGTGTAAGCACGGTGCCCGCGTTTGGCGTACTGGCACTAGCGCCAAGACAGGCAAAGAGTGGGGCAATTACAGCTGTATAGAAAAGAGCAAGGCAACACAATGCGACCCCGTTTGGTATATGCAGACCTCTACAGGCTGGGCGCCCCAGGTATGAGCGAGAGCTACGAGTTAATCAACCTTAAAGAGATGACAGGCAAACTCTTTGTTAACGGTGAGTTAGCAGCTGAGTACAAAGTTGAACAATGCGATAAGTGCGCCCTGGTAGCACAGCTAGATAAGTTTGGCTATCAAAAAAACAGCTTTGAAAACATTATATGGTTTTGCAAGGGCTGCCGATGATAGACACAGAGCAAGAGCTATTTAACTACATCAAAGGCCGTTACTTAGAGGATCTAACAAAGTCATCTGACCAATACGAGTACCACGATGCTACTAGCATCTTGTATAAGCTGCATATAGAGCTAAAGTGCAGGCACACGCATTACAATGACCTGCTTATAGAGCAAGAAAAGTATGATGCGCTAATGCAACAGGCCGAGCGCCTGGGCTTTACGCCCTT